ATCCCCTGCAATATAAGCATTTGTGCGGCCTCGGCCATTACCGGAAGCCGTAATGAACGGATTCGTCCTATATATCGGCTGCATATGCATGGGCTTTGCAAATTGACTGATGGGATAACTACAAGATGTAGTGTTATAGATGGGCTAAAAGGCTATTTTGCTGCTATATATTGATTTACCAGATGGGCAAAATTTCTGCTGAATATGGCTGGGAGTATGAGACAGATGGGCTAAATTCAGGGGGATGCTGATTACCAGATGGGCTAAAATCAGGGATTGCCGTTTGCCAGTTGGGCTAAATGCAGGGATGTTGTTTGCCAGATGGACTAAATGCCCGCATGCGCACAAAAAGAAGCCCACCGGGTGAGCTTCCTCGTTACGATCTCCTTCGTAAGTTGGAAACAAACCCAGTGGGCTGCTTTTATTTCGATATTCTGTTGTTAGTCTGTTGTTGCTTTCAGCTGTCCCTCGTGAATTTCTAACGCGCCGGTGAGGTCAAATGCCACGAGATGCTGATCAGGCACAGCCGTTCCCGCAATCCTGTATGATAGCCTTGTGTTCCAGTCGCACGTCCGGTAAATATATCGAACCAGCTTCATACTCTTGATATCGCAGTGATCGGAGTCTTTCACCCACGGCATGTGCTTGGCTCCTTCATCATCAATGCTACAGGCTTGAACCGCAAACCGCCGGTCCGCCGAGTTGAACATGAAGCGGTAGTATTCCGGGTAGCCAAGAGCCGCCAGCGTGGTTTTAAAGATCGTGATTCTCCCGGCTGAAATCATAAAAGAGATCCCCAGCGCCGAGTTATCCCACGTGAAATAATCATCCGCCATAAACGCATCACCTCCAAATAGGCGCACTACTCCCTTGTTCAGTCATCAGAAGCTTTGCCGGTAATCATCCCATAAGAAACGTAGCCGTCCATCTCTTTGACCTCTGTGCTCTTACGGTGTTCTTCCACAGGCAGGCCAAAGGTACCCGCAATATCATCCGGGTAGAATCCTTTTCTGGTATCCACAGGATCGGTTTGCTCTGTTTCTTCAACTTTCGCATCCTTTGTCTTCTTCGGACGCTCACGGAAGATCTCCGGCACCGTCAGATCGAATATGTACAGGGTTTCGCCTTCAAATTCGATCCTGTAGCCGAGAATCTTATATCGGCAGTTCTCATCCCAGCCCATCGTGTTATACAAGCCGGAGGAGAACTCCCGCCCTGACATCTTGCGGCTTTTTCGCTTATCCGGCTTAGCTATACACCACCGGAGAGCGTCCTTATCATTCTCGCCGCAGCCTCTGATCACCATGCGTTTCAGCTCACGGTTGATCTCAATCTGAATGTATACGACATCCTCCAGCCCGTTGATGCAGGCGGTGTTGAATGTCACACTGTCGCGACGGATAGTAACCGCAGGATCACGCAGATGCGCAAAAAGCTCCTTACGGACGACTTCATATCCGTCATAGGAAAAGGACTCCTCATACTCCCTGCGGCGTTGCTCCCTCTCCGAAAAATCATCTCTCATCTGTTCATCCAGCATTTTGTACTGTCCATCCTTCCATGATTTGTTCCGCTTCTTTCATCAGCTGATCCAGTTGATCGGCTGTAAAGATATTCATCTCTTCAAGCTCTGTTGCGGGGCGGAGCACATCCCAGTCTCCTGAATAATGATGCTGCTCAAGCACGTTTCCATGGATTATCGACGATACCGGCACACCAAAGGATGTCGCCCAGGATTGCGGGAATACACGCACCTTTTCCCGGATGACGATCTCCTCCTGCTGCTCCTCATTTTCTGCTTCGTCGGGCTGCTCCGGAACAATAATCTGTTCCACCGTTTTTGTGATTATCGGTTCACCCAGTTCAAAGATCAGCAGTTTATTATCACCCTGGACCTTAAACTGGCCGCTGAACGTGTACTTGCCTTCATCTTCCCAGCTCATGAGATCGAACAGCGTCTGGGAGAGGCCTCTGCATCCCATAGTGCTTACCACCCAGCGTTCCTCCCGGAGGCGTCCCCAGTGGATAGCATTCGGATTCTCGGCATCACACGGACGGATCGCTATGCAGTTCTTGACCGTGTTCAGGAGCAGTTCCACATACTCCACATCCTCGAACTTCTTCAGGCAGGCTGTATTAAAGCGCAGCTTTCCGTTCGAGATGGTCATAGCTGGCCGTTCAATGGACGGAAAGAATTCCGAGCGCACCAACTGATAGCCATCCATGTTAAGACGGCGACCATGAGTATGTACTTCTCCCGTCGGCACATCCACGCTCTCACACGCTGCCTGATAGTCCTCCACGGAGAACCCGCTCCAGTTCTTATCGACCGGAACATATCCGGTAAGGATACCGCCGTCGATCACACTGAGCACCGGTAACGGACGGCTCTTCTTAGTGTACTGATGGGAGGAGCGCATCATGTTCGCAGCGTTATAGACCTCTCTGCTGACTATCGGCTCATGATGATTCCGCTGTATGTACTGCTTCCTGTTCTGCCGGTTCTTTTCGGATTTGTGGGTTTTGAAGTCGGGTGTGTAAGTCTTTCTTGCCCGGACATCACCGCAGTGGCGCTCGTTCTCAATAACGCCATCAATAGAGCCCGGATTCCACACTTCGTTACCCAGCTTGGTTTTTCTCCCATAGCTGGTAAGCAAGTCAGCTATCTCAGTGCAGGACCAACCGTTGATGTATAGGTTGTAGATCACCTTGACGGTCTCTGCCTCATCTGGATTGATCACAAGGTTTCCCTCGTCATCCAAGTCGTAGCCCAGCAGCTCCGGCGTCAGGAAGATGCCCTTGGAGAACCTTCTCTCAATCGACCAGTTCATGATGAAGGATTTGGAGCGGGATTCCTCCTCTGCCACCGTCGCAAGGATCGTAAGGACGAGGGAGCCGGTCGCATCAAGCGTGTACAGGTTGTTCTCATCAAAGTGGACGCCGACGCCGTATTTCTTCAGCTCGTCGATCACCGACAGGCAGTCCACAACGTTACGAGCAAAACGGGCGATCGACTTCGCCAGAATATGCTGGATCTTCCCTGCCCTGGCATCCTCGATCATCTGGAGCATACCTTTCCGATGGGACAATTCAGTGCCGGATATTCCCTCATCGCTGTAAATCCCCGCAAACTCCCAGTTGGGATTCGCATTGATCCGGTCGGTGAAATCATTCACCTGCAGCTCGTAGGACGAAGTCTGTTCGTCGTTCTCAGTGGAAACACGAACATAGGCCGCCACCTTCAGCTTCCGCTCTTCCAATGCGATCTCATCGGTCGTTATTGCCGGAATAACCTCCAGCTCGGATGGATCGACACCCTTATACCGGGTGCGGATTTTCTGCTTGCTGTCGACAGCAGCCTTTTCTCCTGCGATCATGTTACCTCAATCCTCCTGTGGCCGTATGCTCCAGTACCACTGCTTCATTTTCCGATAACAGCGGACGCCCATGCTCTTTCTGGTGTCTTCCGCCGTGCGTTGACTGATGCCTTCTGCTTTCAGCTTTTCATAGATTTCGACAGAGCGCATATCTCCTTGGGATAATATGTCTTTGATCAGATACGCTGCCTTCTCCATTTTGGTTTCAAACATTGGGAGCTCTGGTTTTCTTTCCTCGCTAGGAGTTATGCTTACTCCCAGCCAGGCAAATCCGGTCTTTGGCCGTATTTCAAACCGCAGTTCTGCGTCCGATGGGCCAAGGCTGTTTTTTATCTGCGTGACGATGCGGATATCCGTGTCCTCCGGATCGCGTTCAATCTGTAGGACACTCCTCGCGGCAGCGACAACATCTATACTGCCCAGGGAACGATACAACCCCTTGCTGTTTTCCTTTTTGTTCAGATGCCCGATCAGGACAACAGCGCAATCGTATGTTGAGGCCCACAGTGACAGACGGTGCATAAGTCTCCGAGCTCGCCCTGCAATCTGGAGATCAGAATCACTGCCGAGATATGCCTGGATCGGGTCTATCACCACAAGCCGTGGCCTGAAATCGAAAATGGCTTGTCTGATCCTCTCATCGTCCAGCGTCAAACTACTATGTATTTCTTCATTGATGAAGGCGATGTTCCGGCAGTCGGCACCGCTCTTCTCAAGCCTCGGTTTTATGGTATCGGACACACCGTCCTCGGAACACTGGTATATGACTCGTTGTGGTCTGCCAAATGCCTGTCCGTCCGGAGTTGCGCCTCCTGTGGAGAGTTTAGCGATCAGGTTCATCATCAGAGTAGATTTCCCGTCTCCGGGATCGCCCTGGAGTAACGTTATCTTGCCAATGGCAATGAAGGGATACCAAAGCCATCTGACATTTGTGGTCTTGACATCGCTGTAAAGCGTTATGAGCTCTGAACCCTCCATTTCTGGCATTGTTGATTCCTCCGATTCCACCACAGAATACTCCCGCGATTGTACATATTTATTATAGTTTTTTCTCTGTGGTTTTACTGTGACCCGACAGGTCACATTTTCTGAATACATGTGACCCAGTGGATCACAAAAACGCCTTAGACAACAGCGTAGCTGGGCGTGTAATGTGTTGTGGTCTAAGAACCGCATGTTCAAAAAGAATTATCTCCATATTCAAGATATATCGGTTGCTATGTGCAAAAGTCAGAGCTACTACTATCAGTGCTTATGCGGGCAGACGAGAGGAGGTACTTATGCCCGTAGATTACACAAAACTTGGCGACCGAATCAGGGTCATCAGATCACAGCAAGGAATATCTCAAGAAAAGCTTGCTGAGATTATCGATGTGGCGCGAGAAAACATAAACCGATTTGAAAACGCATCAAAAGGGCCAAGCCTTGATAGCTTGGTGGATATAGCCAATGCCCTTCACGTTTCCGTGGATGACCTGCTTGTGGACAGCCTAGATTACCCGATTTCCACAGCAGACTCCGATCTACACCGTCTGCTCGTCGACTGCAACAAAATCGAAGAGCAAATACTCACCAAGAACGCTCAGGAGCTGAAGAAGATCCTGTACGCTCTTGGAATCTGATGAAATAAAAAATCGCCCGCGTAGGTGGGCAGCTGCATCCATGAACACATTCTTGGGTGCTTCTGTCCTCTACACGGGCAGTTCTGTTCTATCGTTATTCTGCGCAGTCCTGAATGAATCTCAGAAAGCTCTCTGGCATCCCAGCTACGTACTTTGAGCCGTCCACAGCGGGAAGACTCTCGCGGATGAAGTTCAGCGCCTTTTGATAGATGCCTTCGCCGTCCTGCCATTCCTCTGAGCCGATCATCGCGACGGCTTTGGCAGCATCGATCAAAGCGGCCAGCGCCGGACCATCTACTACTGTCTCATTTCCATCCCTGCTAACAATTTCCGTCAGCGTCTCCTTCCTCGCCTCCGGAGTCATGTTCTTGAGATATGAATTAACCGCTGTGGCTACCACAAGGCCGTCCCTATCAAAACCATACTTCTCTATGTTCATGCACGTGCCTCCTGCATTATTCTGGCGGCTATGTGTATTCTGCCGCCTTGTTCTACAGGGTAAACCAGAGTTTTGCGCATAGCAAGCGGGATACGGGATCTTTGTGAGAAGGAACAAAAAGGAGCCCACCAAGCGACCGTTCAGCTTATCAAAGTCATCCTCGTAAAGTATTTTGTATCATTTTCTTTACGAAATCGCGATCGACTCAGATCCGACGCTGGGGTAAAACAAAAAAGAGCCCACCTACTCCGTCTTCAACCAGGGTATTTCTCCCAAACTCGAAAACAAAGTTGGCGGGCAGCTATGGATCGTCAACAGTAAATCGGACAGTAATTATAAGGTACGGGATCTTTTGAATTCCACCGGTGACAGATAACCCAGCGTACCATGTAAGCGTATGTTGTTAAACCAATGCACATAGTCCGCCAGTTCCAATTGAAGCTGATCAAGCGTATCAAAACGACGGCAGGAAACAAACTCCGCTTTGATCATTTTAAAGGTCGATTCAGCCACGGCATTATCGTAAGGACATCCTTTCATGCTTAGAGAACGGTTGATCCGGAAACTTTCAAGAAGTCCGTCAATTAGTGCGTTGTCAAATTCGCTTCCGCGATCCGTATGAAACATGCGAATTTCAAAGAGATTGCCTTTCACCGTAGAAAACGCCTTGTATACTAACTCCGCATTTTTGTAAGCACCGGCGCTATAGCCGATGATCTCTCGAGCGCCAAGCTCCAGCAGAATGCAGATGTATGCCCATTTCGCTCCTACACGGACATATGTCAAATCGCTGACAACGCATGCGCCCGGCAGCTGGCCGTTGAAGTTTCTGCTTAAAAGGTTGGGGGTTGCCGCTTCATTGCTTTTGCATGAATGTACACGGTATTTCTTGCGCGTATAGGCAGAAACCAGGCCGCGTTTCTTCATGATTCGTCCGATCCTGCGGCGTGATACCGTCCATCCCGCTCGATGCAGCACCCGTTTCAGCTTTCGTTGTCCGTACACATGCCGATTCTCATCGTATGCAGTCTGAACAGCTTCTTCAAGGGCGCTCTCGTCGTGGCAACCATGGCATTCGTAATAGTAAGTGCTCCGCGCAATGCCTAAGCATCTGCACAGCGCTGATATAGAGTATTTGTGGGCATTGGCTCGAATCACAATTACTTTCGTGCGAATATCAGCGCCGCTTGCTTTAATACGTCATTCTCCATGCGTAGCTGCTGATTTTCTTTTCGAAGCTGTATCAGCTCCTGCTCTTCTACAGTTCGGTTATCTTTCTCGCGGCTGGACCCGGTTGTATTGATCCGCTTCACCCATTTGTCGAATGCCGAAGCTGTAAGGTCGTATTCCCGGATGATCTCGCCCCTGGGTTTTCCCCGGTTGAATAGCTCTACCAGCTGCTTTTTCTGTTCTTCGCTGTAGGTTCGTCTTGCTCGTTTCTCGGTCATGGTTTTCTCCTTCTTTCTCTTCTCTTAAGAATACCATTACCTTATCTTTTCTGTACAGTTTAGTGTAGCCTATCCACTACTCATTTATAATACTCTGCGTACCACTCGCAGAACTTCCTCAGTCCTTCTCTTATGCCGATCTTCGGAGTGAAGCCATAGTCCCGCTCCAGCGCCTCAGAATCAGCATAGGTCACAGGCACATCGCCAGCTTGCATTCCGACCAGTTCCCGATGGCCTTCGAAGTCATAATCAGCAGGAAGGACTCCGGCTCTGACCAGCTCCTCCTGAAGCGTAGAGATGTAATCAAGCAGGTTCTCTGGCTGACCGCCGCCGATGTTGTACACAGCATAGGGCGGGATCGGCAAACCATCTTCACCGTTCTTCTTCTCCGGAGCACCTTGCATCACCCGGTACACTCCTTCCACGATGTCATCAATGAAAGTGAAGTCCCGGCGCATATCTCCGTAGTTGAATATCTGGATGGTCTTCCCGGCTACGAGTTTCTGGGTTGCGCTATAGTAGAACATGTCCGGGCGACCTGCGGGACCATAAACTGTGAAGAAGCGCAGGCCCGTGGATGGAATATTGTAGAGCTTGCTGTATGCGTGGGCCAATAGCTCGTCGCTCTTCTTCGTCGCGGCATAGAGGCTCACAGGGTTATCCACCTTATCGTCGGTGCTAAACGGCACCTTCTTGTTCCCGCCGTAGACGGAAGAGCTGGACGCATACACCAGATGCTCAACAGGATTATGGCGACAGGCCTCCAGCAGGTTATAGAAACCGATAATGTTGCTTTCGATATACACATCCGGGTGGTCGATGGAATACCGGACCCCCGCCTGAGCTGCCAGGTTTACAACAACGTCGAAGTGATAATCTTCAAATAGCTGATCCACCAATGCCTTATCGCCGATGGAACCCTTTACGAACACATGCTTGACTGGGCTGCTTTCAGCCACCTTTTCTATCAGTCCCAGCCGATACTCCTTCAGCGCCGGATCATAGTAATCGTTCATGTTGTCGAGGCTGACTACTGTGCCGGAGGATAGCTCCTTCAGCAACCGGATCACGAGGTTTGCGCCAATGAATCCGGGAGAGCCGGTCACCAGAATGGTTTTGTTGTTGAGATCAATCTTCTGCATTCTTAATCCCTCCGGAACAGGTCACGGGTGTAAACCTTTTCTTCCACATCACCGAGCACATCCGCATCAAAGCGGTTCGCCAGGATTACGTCGCTCTGTGCCTTGAACTGCTCCAGATTGTTTACGACCTTTGAGCGGAAGAACTCACTGCCATCTTCTAGCGTCGGTTCATAAATGATGATCGGGATGCCCTTCGACTTGATCCGCTTCATGACACCCTGGATAGCTGAAGCGCGGAAGTTATCCGAGTTGCTCTTCATGGTCAGGCGGTATACACCGACCGTGCCAGGATTACGGGCAATGATCTGATCAGCGATGAAGTCCTTACGAACCGTATTGCTCTTCACAACAGCCTCGATCATGGTCTGCGGGACATCCTTGTAGTTGGCCAGCAGCTGCTTTGTATCCTTAGGCAAGCAGTAGCCGCCATAGCCGAAGGAAGGATTGTTGTAATGGCCGCCGATGCGTGGATCCATGCACACGCCGTCGATAATCATCTGTGTATCCAGTCCCTTGGTCTGGGCATAGGTATCCAGCTCATTGAAGTAGCTGACACGGACAGCCAGATAGGTGTTGGCAAACAGCTTAATAGCCTCCGCTTCCGTCGGATGCGCAATCAAAATCGGAATGTTCTGGGGTTCCTGCCCAGCTCTCTCTTCTTCCGTTCTTGCTCCTTCCAGCAGCAGGTTTGCAAACATCTCCGCATCGGCTCTGTGGTCATCATAAGCGCCAACAACAATGCGGCTCGGATGAAGATTGTCATAGAGAGCTTTCGACTCCCGAAGGAACTCCGGGCTGAAGATGATGTTGTCCACACCGTACTTCTTCAGGACGGAATCCGTATAACCCACAGGAATCGTAGACTTGATAACCATGAGGACATTCGGGTTCACCTTCAGCGTCCATTCAATGGCATCCTCTACAGCACTTGTGTCGAAAAACTGATGCTCATCATCGTAGTTTGTCGGTGTGGCAATAATGACCAATTCGGCAGAACCATAAGCCGCCGCCTTATCGGTCGTTGTATGGAGATTCAGAGTCCTCTGTCCCTCTCTGGCTTCCTTAAAAAATCTCTCGATCTCATCATCCTGGATCGGGCTGATAAACTTGTTCAGCTTTTCCGCCTTAGCTTCTGTGGTGGTAATCGCGGTCACCTCATGTTTCTGGGCAAGCAAGACAGCTAAACTCAGGCCAACATATCCTACTCCTGCAACTGTGATTTTCATATTCTCTTGTCTCCTTTTAATCTCTTCTGAACAGATCGCGTGTGTAAACCTTTTCTTCTACGTCATCCAGTACGCTGTCATAGCGATTGGCGATGATGCAGCCGCACATTTTCTTGAACTTCTTTAGGTCATTGACCACAAGAGAACCAAAGAAGGTCGTGCCATCTTCCAGCGTAGGTTCATAAATGACCACGGTTGCGCCTTTTGCCTTGATCCGCTTCATGACACCCTGAATGGATGATTGCCGGAAGTTGTCGCTGTTGGATTTCATCGTGAGGCGGTACACACCGACCACAATGTCCTTCTGCCTGCTCTCCTGCTCGGCAGAGTATGTGGCGCTGTTGCCATAAGTTCCGGCAATCTCCAGAACACGGTCAGCAATGAAGTCCTTCCTGGTCCGGTTGCTCTCCACAATCGCCTGAATCAGATTCTCCGGTACGTCCTGATAGTTCGCGAGGAGCTGCTTCGTATCCTTCGGCAGGCAATAGCCGCCATAACCGAATGAGGGATTGTTGTAGTAATCTCCCACCCTCGGATCCAGACACACGCCCTTGATGATCGGCGCGGTCTTCAGATGCTTTACTTCAGCGTAGGTATCCAGCTCGTTGAAGTAGGATACGCGGAGAGCCAGATAAGTATTGACAAAGAGCTTTGTAGCCTCTGCCTCCGTGGTCTCCATAAACAGCACCGGGATAGATGTCTTGATCGCACCTTGCTGAAGAAGCGCGGCGAATGTCTCAGCGGCAGGCTGGTTCTTCTCATCTGCACCTACAATAATCCGGCTGGGATAGAGGTTATCGTACAGTGCCTTGGATTCTCTTAAGAACTCCGGGCTGAAAATGATATTATCCATCCCCATCTTCTCACGGACATGTACCGTGTATCCAACCGGGATCGTGGATTTGATCACGATAGTTGGCTTTTCTTCCCGATCCTCAGTTGCCTCTTTGATGAGAGACAGCACGCTCTCCACAGCGGAGCAATCAAAGAAGTTCGTCTTCGAGTCATAGTTTGTCGGTGCAGCGATAATGATAAAGTCTGCCGCAGAATAAGCGGAAGCCGCATCTGTGGTAGCCCGGAGATTCAGTCCTCTTGCCTCGTGCTCCGTCATATATTTTTCTAAGTACTCATCCTGGATAGGCGATTCCCAGCGGTTGATCTTTTCCACCTTTTCAGGGATGATATCCACAGCAGTCACATCGTTGTGCTGAGAAAGCAGGACTGCAAGGGAAAGACCCACATAACCGGTACCGGCCACGGCGATCTTTTTTCGCTCGACGGCAACCATGTCCGCCTCGTCGTCTACAATGACGTCCGAAGGCTGAAAGCCCAGGACCGTACAGAGAGAAAGAAGCTGATCCACGGACGGGCTGTAATCTCCCGACTCAAGGCGTGAAAGAATAGAACGGTTTATATTGGCCTTATCCGCAAGGGCAGTCTGAGAAAGCTTTAGTGTCTTTCTCCTGCTAGCCACTGTTTCAGATAGCAGTTTCAAAGATAAGTGTTTCATCGGAGCCTCCTGTTGCTAATAGCGTCAGCTTTGTCGAACGAGCAACATATTTATTGTAGCAACTATCGTTCCGTAAATCAATAGTTTTGTCGCAGATAAAGTATGAAAACTTTATGAATCTCCACTTTTTCAACGCTTATCTGTTGCTAATAGCGTCAGCATGTTTGAATGAAATGTCGCTATCAACGACAAAAATGCCCACCCGCTCTGTTTTCAAGCTTGGAATCTCTCCCAAATCAGAAAGCAAAGCAGGTGGGCAAGCAACTTCACTCGACCGCAATCCCCTCCTCTTTTACCACAATCCTCGTCGCAGTTTCGCTGGCCTCCAGCAGTTCCGTTTCCTTCACATTCCGACCCTTGCATCCAGAGCCTTTCCGCTTCTCCCGGCAAATCCAGGTCTTGATTTTCATCCCGCCAGGACCGTTGACCGTTCTTCTGGTCATAGGCGCTCCACACTCGCCGCAGAAGACTTTCCCGTATAAAAAATGTGGCTGACCACCTCTGTGACCAACCACTTCTTCCATTTTCTTGTTCTCTTCCAGTTTTGCCTGTACTGCGTCCCACACATCCCTGCTCACAATCGCCTCATGATCATCTATCAGGTAGTTGCTCTCATACGGGATTTTCGGATCTGGCTTCTTGGTGATGAAGTTTCTCGGCGGCTGCTTCTGGAGCAGCTTATCACCCTTGTAGGTCTCATTTTTCAAAATGTACAGGATGGTGTTTCGGTTGAACGGGGAGCCTTTCCTGTTCTTCACCCCAATGTCCGTCAGCGTCCTGATGATTTCCTCGATGGTCTTACCTTCCAGAAACATGGCGTAAATCAACCGCACGGCGTCCGCATACTGGTTCGGCACCAGCTTTCCGTCAACAGTGTCGTAACCGAGGATGCGGTTATTGCCCAGGTTGAACTCGCCCCTCTTGTACCGCTCCCTGTAACCCCACTGGATGTTCTCGGAAATGCTCCTGCTTTCATTCTCCGCGATGGCGGACATGAGGGAGAAAATGAAGGAGCTGGTTGGATCGTCCGTTCTCAGATTCTCCTTATCGAATTCCACGGTTACATTCCTTGTTCGGAGCAGGTCCGTGTACTTCTTGCACTCCGCGACATTGCGGGAAAAGCGGCTGACGCTCTTACAGAGGATTCGGTCAATCCTGCCTGCCAGGGCCGCATCAATCATCCGCATGAACTCCGGCCGATTTTCCGCGCTGAGGCCTGAGATGCTGTCCGCATATACACCAACAAGCTCCCAGTCGGACCGGAGGCTGATGAGCTCGGTGTATGCTTCCCGCTGCATCTCCAAGCTGTCCTCCTGGGTTTCCAGTTCCTTGCTCACGCGGCAGTATACCGCGACCCGTGTTTTCTCATAGCGTTTCTGCGCCGTAATTCTTGTAATCTTCATTTACGCCTCCACGAGCTGTTCCAGCCCCATCAGATTTTTGTACTTGTTCGCCTTCTCGCCTGTTCTGATCCGCTCAAGAAAAGCGTTGTAGAAATCGGAGTAGCTGGAAGGCTCATACCGCTTCTCAGCAAATCCCATTTCCACAACGCTTGTGTCTTCATCCCGCCAGTGGATGGTCACCTTGTTTTCTCCAAGTTCGATGCTCTCCATCGAGTCATCCAACCAGTAGTAATCGACCCGTTCCTTCCGCTCCCCGAACTTCTCGGCATAGGCCTCGATCATCGCCTCATCGAGATTGTTCTGGATGATAAGGTAGTCGCCGCATCCTCCCTCACTGTAGCATCCCCAGCCGCCGTTCTGGATCTTCTCACCATCGTAGTAAAAGTTGTTCAGGCTTCCATGGACCAGCGGCTTTCCGCAGTGAGGGCATCGAAGCATTTCTCCGTAGGGGTAGGAGCTGTTTCCGTTCCGCACATCTCTCATTACCCTGATCGTCTGCGCCTGGTCGAAAATGTGTCGGTCTACGATGGCGGCGTGCGCGTCCTTCACATAAAACTTCGGAAGATCGTCATTCGTGTTACGGATCTGTTTGTGGGTGAGATGGTCTTCAATGTAGGTTTTCTGCAAAATCACATCGCCGACGTACTTCTCGTTTTTGATCATCCGGTCGATCTGGAGGCGCTTCCAGCTGCTTCCGGCAGGAGGCTTGACACCCCTTGCAGTCATGTCCGCCAGAATGCTCTGCGGCATCTCCCCATGTACAAACCGCTCGAAGACCTCCCTCACAACCGCCGCCTCATCCTCCTGGATCAGGAACAACTCGTCATCCGTGTGGTAGAAACCGTAAAGGGGAACCTTAACCTCATGTCCGGCTTCAAACCGCTTGCGGATGCCCCACTTGACGTTCTCGGAAATACTCCGGCTTTCCTCCTGCGCAAAGGAACACATGATGGTGAATACCATTTCCGATAAGGAGTCCGCCGTATCGATGTTCTCTTTCTCGAAAAACAGGTGGACACCGTACTTTTTCAGTTCCCGATACGTTTTAAGGGCATCGACCGTGTTTCTGGCAAATCGGCTCACACTCTTGGTGATGATGTAATCAATCAGACCGGCTTTGCAGTCCTCGATCATTTGCAGGAACTTGACCCTATGTTTCATCGATGTACCGCTCAGGCCTTCGTCTACGTAAATGTTTACGAGATCCCAGTCGCTGCGCTGGGCAGCCCGAAAGCGAAATGCCTCCATCTGGTTTTCCAGGCTTTCCAGCTGCGCGTCCTTGTCCGTACTCACACGGCAGTACGCGGCGACACGCTTCCTGCCAACATCCTGCCGCTTCTCAATTCTCGTAACTGTACTCATGCGCTCCTCCTGTTCCCGGAAACCCGATCCTGCACTCGGTCGAAAAGCTCAGGGCTTACAATCGGCTCGTGATGCTCTTCAATGTAAATCCTGTCCCGGAAGCCTTTGTTCTCAACTTGTTTGCCGGGAACAATGCAGATTGATTTATGGGAGTGGTAATCACCCTTGTAAACCACATTTGTAAGCAGGTACTTCAGACGGCTATGGCTCCAGGTAATGTCGCCCATTTCATTCAGCGCCTTCCGGATCTCCGCATAGGTCTTTCCTTCATCCGCCATCTCGAACGCCTTCCTGACCAGCGGGGCTTCTTCCTCATTGATGACCCATTTATGGTCCCCGCCGTCTTTGTAGCCGAAGGAAATCCTGCCCAAAGGCCTGCCCTCAAGCGCATACTGCTCATGCGCCATAAGTGTATGACGGCTGATGCTGCGGCTTTCCTCTTCCGCAATGGCAGCAAAAATGTTCAGGATCAAGGCGCTCCTTTCATCGCTGGAGTTGAGGTTTTGCTCTTCAAACAGAACGTTCACACCGAGGTTGTTCAGCTCCCTGATCATCTCCGCACATTCCGCCATGTTGCGGGCAAATCGAGAAATGGACTTTGTGAGGATGAGGTTGATCTTTCCGGCCCTGCAATCGTCCAGAAGACGCTGGAGTCCAGGTCGACCGGCTTTCTTTAGACCGCTCCTGCCCTTATCGCCGTAGATGCCCACAAGCTCCATGTTGGGGTTGGCTTTGATCATATCGGTGAAGTAGGCAACCTGAAGTTCGTAGGAGCCATTCTGCGTTTCCATATCCGTGCTCACGCGGCAGTAAGCCGCTGTTTTGATCTTATCCATTCTGGTCTCCTTTCCAGCGTTCCCCGCTGTTTTCCTCCCCTAAGGGCAGGTCTATACATCCCTCTTTATTGAGTACATATCAAGTGTTTTAGCGATATTTCTACCTTATATAAGCGGGAAACATGCGGGTCTTATTGAACGATTTTTCCGGCGATTATCGGCACAGAATTTGTTCAGTATGGACAGCTATTTCCCGGTTGATTTCGATGAAAAAAGGCGAGAGGGAGCGGTTATGCTCCCCCTCAAAAGGTCAAATCTTCTTGGCGTATGCAAGGCAGATCCAGCCGTTGCGCTGTTCCTTATAGGCTTTCAGCAAGCCCCAGCCGTTCTCCTCATCGACGATGGTATAGACGCCCGGCTCGATATAGCCGTAAGACGCATAGGAAGTGGACGGGCCTTTCCGGTAATTCAGGTCCGAGATGGTGATCCGCACACGGTACGGAGTGAAGGAAGTTTGAAGCTCTGGATATACCTGATTACCGGCATCATCGAAAGCGGCATAACCAGGATTGGCGTCCACACAGTTCTTGGCATTCTGGAAAACTGTAAAAGCGCCGATCTGAGAGGACTTGTCGCTCCAGTTCTTCCTGACACGATAGTATTTCGTAGTGGGCTGTGAGGGAGTAACCGGCGCAGATGTGCCCGGGTTCCAGTCTCCCTTCACCTTCTTGCCGATCGTCACATTCGTTGCCGTGTGATGGCCGTCGTTCAGCAGAATATCTCCGGGCAGCAGATAATCCCCGCTGGTCAGATACTTGGTGTCCGTCAAGAGGGTAAACCCGGCCTGCGTCAACGCAGAGCGCATATTCCCGGTGTAAGTACCGGTATGATTCTGAAGCGCAGGAATACCGAGCAGATGACCGACAGCCGTTACATTCGCGCACACACCTGCCGAGCAATCAGCCTCGCAGGCAACCGTGATCTTGGAAGGCTCCCACCCCACAGCCTTCAGTTGCTTGAGGTAGGTCCTGTTCTGACTCTGGTCGTATCCGATGCGATCATTTAGCGCAGCGTCTATGCCAAGCTGGGCGATCTTCAGCGCAACCTTCTGGTCAGGATAGCGGAGAACACAGGTCCAAGGACGGTTATACCAATCCCGCATGCGCCACTCTTTTCCGGTCTGGTCGCCAGCCTGTCCGCCTGTATAATTTCCGTTCTCATCGGAGCCGCTGTTGGAGATATAGTGCGTTCCTGTGGAATTGATATACTTGGCGTGGGTGACACTCAGTTCTGCCTTCGGTTCTTCAGTCTCCTGAGGAGCAGGTGTAACACTGCCATACTTGGCAAGGAACTCCTCACCGTATCCGGCTCTTTTCACCTGTACAGCCTCAGACTGATCAGCCGGACGCTCGAACTTCAGTAGAACTGCATCAGAGGCTTCCCGTACCGTTTTCGCCGTCGTCAGCACCTTCCAGATCGACGTGAACTCTTCCCTCATCTCTTTGAGGAAATAATCGACCTGCATCTTCCAATCGGAAATGCTTACGCCCTGAGCTTTGGCATAGTTCAGGAGACCTTCCTTCAAAGACCAATAAGTCCACTGAACAAGCCCGTAACCTGCGGAGTCGTGAACAAAGTTCGTGTATGACCCGTTATCGACAGCAGCTGTATATTGGGTATCAGATAATCCCAAGGACTTCTCATAAGTGTTCTGAAGGTTATCCGACCGGAGACTGCTCTCCGCGTGCATATTACCCATCACACCGGCAACACCATAGGGATTCTGGATTGCCGCATACAGCCGATCCCAGATAGCCTTTGCATCGTCCAGAGTTGAAGCCGTTCCACTGACCGGAGTTTCTGTAGCAGGCACATCCGCCGCAAGGATCGCCGCCACATCATTTCGCACCGTATCCATGGTCACACCATACTTCCTGCTCCAATGCTGAATGTCCCCGTGGTTGGAACCAAGGCCAAGACTGTGACTGCCTGTGTGATCGATGATGGTCGGAACCTTCAGACCGTTGTAACTGATCATACCCTTCGGATCTATGCCGAAATTCTTACACAGATATGCCGTCATCTCGCAGGCTTCCTTGTAGACAGCGTTCCAATATCTTTTGTCGTTCAGTCCATCTTCGCAGATTTCAAACTGGATATGCGTATCGTTGCAGGAACCCTTCGGTCCGCTGCCGCAGCCCCACGGCCGGTAATCCCAGGGCATGGTCTGGACAGCAGCCACAGTACCATCTGCCAGCTTCCCGATCCAGAAGTTCAGCCCGGCCTGACGGTCGATATGATTCCAGTCGTTGTTGTAAGCGTTCTTTCCAAGCAGGTTCAGAAGTTCGGTACGATTGGCGGCATTATCGTCCGGCTGAACATAGCGTTTGAGATTAGGATTATTGGCTCCGGTGCTATGCCACAGAACGCCTTTCGGGGTAAACTTCCGTGTTCCCTTATAGCAAGTGCTCTGGGTCATCATGCAGACCAGAGGCTTATTCTTCTCGCTATACTTCATGGATTTCTCCTTTCTCCCCGCTACCTGCGGGGCTTTAGGGCAAAAAGAAAGAGCAGAGGTTGTGAGCCCCTGCCCTTCAAGCTCCCTCTATCTTTCCTCGGACACTTATCCGGGGATTGACAACCGAGAGATCAATTTTTCTTTGCGTTTTTTCCATTCTCATAGAGAATGAAGCTTCCATCTGTCAAATGGAGCCAGTCGTTCTGGATATCCAGAACATCCACAACTGTTCCTGCATTGAGGATGGTAATCTTTTCTGCTTTCAGCGACGGAGCCTTACGGACATTCATCTTGCAGGTAAGGGTATACTTCTCTGCTACCGGAGCCTCCGTCTTCTCCTCTTCAGCGGGAGCAATTGGGACGACCTCGCCCTGGTAGACACACTCTCCTTCGCAGAACACGTCAGCGCATTCCGCGTCCGCCAGCTTCTTCGCGGTAGCCAGGGTCTTCAGTTCCTTGACGGTCTCGCCGCCCTTCACAACGGTATAGATCTTAGCCATTCGCATTTCCCTCCTTGATCTTTGCGATCAGCGCTTCGCCCGCGCCGGTCACGATTGCGTTGATGTCCACGTTGGCTGCCTTCAGCACACCGATGCCGGATTCGGACATCTTGGCGAGAGTACCCTCCAGCAGGAGCTTGCCGAGGTTAGTGATTTCCTCCTGCGTAAGCTTGCCATCGGCACTGGCCTCTCTCAGACCGTCCACTACCGTCTGCTGAAGTTCCCAGACCGTCTGCTCAGCGGCATTTGTCAGCTCGCCAACCGCAACGTTGATGGTATTCAACTTCTGGGTCTTACTGATCTGGGCAAGCAGCCATGCGCCTGCAACGCCTATCAGGGTGATGGCAAGATTGGCCAGCACGCTCACGATGGTCTCGATAATGACAGTATTCATAGTGTTCTCCCTTCTCCGTTTAACGCCCGGCGGCAAGTTCAGCCCCGGAGGGCAAAATAAAAACACGGTCTCCCGTGCTTCTTCCTACTCTGCTCCGCAAATCTATTCAGTTTGCGGATGATTGTTTAAATACTGTGGTCGCGGCTGAGTTCCTGATATAGGTTTCGGATGTATTCCGTATCCTGCGTAACGATACCATTGGTGATCTTCTTCTCCTTGACGTATTTCTCGTACTCCTCTGCTACATTCAGGACGTTAGTCCATTCGTCCGAGGAGTGCTCAATCCCAGCCCGTGCTTCCCTGGCAAAGGTCAAGATGCACTGCCGATGGCTGTTTACCCACATGTCGAGGATCTGTTTCTCCACAGCAGCCAGCCGCTTTTCCGTCACTCCGTTGACCTTTTTGCCGATCCAGCCCAGGAACTTGTCCCAGGGATTCAGCTTTAGCGGGCTGATCTGGATCAGCGACAACAGCGCCGCAATACCCGCCGCCACATACCCCGCATTCAGTTGTGAAATGATTTCCTTGAAGCTCATTCGTTTCTCCCTTCCCGCCCGCCGTGGGCAAATTATAGTCTCCTCAAAAATGCCTCGATAAAGGTTGCTTCATATTCGTGTGCTTGCCAGCACGGATGAGAATCGCCAGTAGGTGCGTGTCCTACAGCAAAAGTAGTCCTGCGCAGATCGTAAGCCTTCTTACACAATCCAAGCTCGGTTTCCCTGCCCAGCGTCATGACCGGGGTCTGGTCGCTCCCCATCATATCCAGATACGGAATACCCCACTTTCTGGCAAGCTCCCTCTCCGCATTCCTGTAGCTCACACTCGATCCGTTCGTAATGATCATGCCCACATGCGCCCAGGGACGGTTGGTCAGAATCCATTCCAACACAACGTTCCATGCTCCGTAGAAGGTCTCATTTGTGGTATCATCAATCGTACCGAGGTTTGTATGCCCGGCGTCATTGATTCCGAACCAGAGCGTGATGTAGTCCACATCCTCTGGGATCGTCAGATAACGCTCCAGAGAGAATGGGTTTCTGGTCTTGATATTCACGTTCTCCGGATCTTCAATATAGGATTTGTCCAACGCCATGATGGAACCTGAGCTGGCATCATTGATGACTTCCATATTGTTGCGCCGTCCAATGAACAGAGGATAGGTTTTTATCTTTCCAAGATATGGCTCGTCTGTGAAGTACTTATCGTCCTCAGCAGATCCACCCGAGGTAAAACTGTCACCGGTCGCAAACCATTTCTTTCCCCACAATACATTGCTCTGTGCCGCGAGCGCCACCTGCTGCCTCAGTTCCTCGATTTCAGCCGTCTGACTTGCCTTATTCGCCTTTAATTGTTCGATTTCACCTTGCATGGCAATGATGTCGTTGCTATAAACAAATGAAGTCGGCATTACTTCAAATACCTGATAGCGGTTCGTCCATTTTTCCCCTTCCGGAATAGCAGATAGATCCCACCGATCATTACCGAATATCATGAGCCAGCACATGAGTTCATCGTCTGTAGAGATACCTTCTCGTTCTGCCTGTGCCTTATAAGCATCGAAATCCAGAAGGTATTTCCCATCTCCGATATCTTCAATAGCTGATGAAGGGTAAACGTAAGAGTGACTTCCAAAGCTTGCACCAAAATTCATGCCAACAAGGTTGAAGGCGTATCCGTCCAACTCACTACGCTTTAAGATCAGTTTTTTCCCTTTCAGATCCTCAACTGTTCCGAGTCTTATGCTAAATCCCTGTCCTGTCGTGGTCACGGTTGTGTTTCCGAAAGAGACCCCAACTACGCTGCTGGATGGCTCCAGCTTAACTTCCAGTTTCTCATGGGATGTATACACACCTGTCCCAAGCACCTGGATACCAGCATTTGTACTGTTCTCAGCGTTTACAGCGGTTCCGGCACTTTCAGCATAATCAGCTCTTAAAGCATGATCGGCTTTATAAGACTGTTTTGCCTGGTATGCTCTTTTTGCCGTTGCGGCAAAGGGAGATGAAAAATCGTCTGTCTCGCTGACTTTTGCCTCATTGCATATAGAAAGCTTAAATTCGTAGGTGCAGCCAGTTTCCGGCACAAAGGTGCACTTCATCCATCTGAACGGAATCATGGATACGCACACCTGAGACCATTCCCGTTCATCAATCGCTTCCACCAGTTTTTGCACCTGGGGAAGCTCCTCTGACATATTCAAAGGAAACTCATTGTAGCCTTCTGTTACCGTGAGGTTATACGATATAGTATTAAAGGGCAGCGTGCCATCCGAAGACAAGCCATCTCCGTTTAGATCGTCTATCACTCCTCCGCCTCTTGTACTGGAGGAACCAACACTAACATTGATAACACCAGCTATTGGCGACATAATTTGAACGATCAGGTGCTTTCCAAGGATGTAATCCTGAAAATCCTGTACCGGGAAATGGCTGCGTGCCATGATGGATTGTCCAGTATAATCCGTGACAATTTCCGCTGTGAACTTTGCAGCCCTGGCAATACCATGCTCATCACAGATATCCTCAACTCCAGGTATGGTAGCCCCAGCTTCGCCAGTTCCTAATACAACAACACTGTTTGTTAGCGGGAATCTGCGCTGAAGCGTAAAAGGCCGCGAGAAGCTTTGCAGGGTATCTGCCAGTGACCCAAATTCCTCATTCCCAAGCCCTACACGCCCATCCACGATCTCAGCACCAACAGAACGGATTGCCGCTCCTAGAGTCTCATGTGTATTGCCTTCCACATCAACCCTAGCATCAAGGATTTCGGTATCTCCGGTCCCTGTTCCAGCAGCCAGTACCGAATCCATACGGATGTTAAGCTGCTGCGCTGTGTTGTCAAATTCAGCTTTCTGCTGCGTCATTGCAGTCTGCGCCTGCGTGACTGTCTGCGTCAGGGTTTCCGTGGTTTCTTCCAGACTGGAATCGACGTATTCTCTGGTCTGCTGGTTGTCCGTTCTGATTGCAGCCTCAGTAGCATCATTATCCTGCCTGATCGCAGCCTCGGTCGCATCGTTATCTGCCATGATCCTCTGCTCCGTCGCCGTCAACTGATCCGACATATCCTTTATCTGCTGGCTATAAAGGCTGTGGAGCATCCAGTAGTTTGTGTCCGTGATTGCCGTCCCGGAGGGTACTGCGCGTCTTGCAATAAAACTGTCTCCGCTGTTTTCCTCCAGCACGATGGACAGCATTTCGTAGGCTTTCGCCATGTCCCACTTTCCACAGTGGATGGGGACGATCCTCTTTCCGATATACTTTGCCATAATGAAAATTCTCCTTCCGTAGGTAATTCATTCTCAGTTCCAGTAATGATGAATTTACCTACGGAGGAGAATCCGCATAAGGCTTTATTTTACAAGGGAGGAGTACCCCCCCCCCGCTTTAGTACGCTAAAGTGTGTCATCTTCTCATGCCTCCGTGAGTTCCGGGACGAGGGCTCTGTAAGCTGCGTCGCCGATTTGGTAGTATCCTTCCGTGCTGGGATGAACGCCGTTAGTTCCGACCTGCTCAGTCGCACTGCTCCGGGTATTCACAGTCTTGCTCTGTCGCGGCATATTGTACTCGCTGTCGAACTGCCCGGAGATGTTGATGAACTCCACATAGTCTTTGAACTCATCCTCGTTTGCCATCTCCTGGTAAGCGAGGTTCATATTCATGACCGAACGCACCAGCCCATACCAGTTGGAATACTGGCTGTTCGCGCCGTAACTATGCCCGCAACCTCCGTTCACGGAAGGAAGCTGGATACCCATCATCTTTACCTTGGCGTTCGGATACTGCTCATGGAGAATGCGGATCAGCCGCTTGGCATTGGTCACATGGGTGGCAATCAGGCTCTCACTGCTTGCATAATGCGAAGCCGCCATGCCGTTCCAGGAAAGGAGCGTCACCATATAGTCCACCCGATCAAAGCCGTTCCGTTCACAGTAGGTGCGGAAATTGACTTGTCCTTCATCGCTGTCCCAGAAGGGATTGCCTTCTGCATATACTGTCTCGTCGTAGTTGATATCCGCTGTATGCGTAGCGTTCTGGTAGTGATGAAGCGTACCAGCACCAATCAGCATCGGAGCCGTATGGTCCTGGTATCTGGTGAATTTGATTCGTCCTGTTTCGATGGTTTCCATCGACCAGATATTACCTGAGCCATCTTCCCAGAGACTGTGCTGATCAGTGCTGTCCTTGTCATGGGAACCATACACCCACATTCCCAGCTTCGTTGCTGTCGGAGCACTCAGATAACTACCCCAGGTCCAGCCGCCGTACCCTTCGTATCCGCACTCTCCGTTTTTCTTCGTACCAACGAAGCGGATATTGGAAAGGCCAAGGCCAGCGGGCGTCCCTCCTGTTTCCGTCAGCCTTCGTAGCGCTTCCTTACACCAGGTTCCGCTGCCGGTCAGACTATCGCCGACACAGAGGATGTTCTTGCGTAAAGAGGGCGACTCGCCGACCTCATGAACACGAAGGACCGTTGTGCCGGTGGCAAGGATATTATCGCGATGATCTCGCACATTTACTCTCAGGGTGTGGTCACCAACATTCTGTGCCACAGGTGTCACCTCGAAATACCGTGTCGTGTTCTTTCCGATGTCACAGCGGAATTCGATGTTGTAGTTATATGGATTCGGATGTTCCACGATTCCCCTGTAGAACAGCTGCAGCGTATCGCCTACGACAGCATGAAAAATATCCGGGAGAACAACCCTCGGAGGAAGTTCAAATGTTGCCTTCTCCGACATGGCCTCCTGAATCTTTTCTTCTGCTACTTCAGCCGCCAGGTCCCTGACTGGCTCCTGGAATTCACCCAACCCGTAACGATCTGATTTCTTTGCGATTAGGAAATCAACCTTCCCATCGTTATTCGTATCAGGATCATAAAGCGCGGTCCATCTGGATAGTTTCAGCATCATGGCTTCATATGATGGACTTGCAGTAGAGTTATAGGACACAACGCCATATGTCGGCGGTCGCAGTACGGTTCCCGTATGGCCGCCAAGGAAGGAAACATATTGATCACAGGAAAATCCTGCGTACAGTTCCGCCTCTTCCTCATTAGCTATTACCTGCGAAAACTGGAACTCGATCCTTCTCCATTCACCGGGGGCAATGTGAAGATCAGTCATCACTTCATCAACAAGTATTTCTCCTGCTCTATCTTCGAGAGCCACAACACAGCGAACATTCTCGACATAGTTTTCTGTGCTGCGATTTTTTACTGAGAAGATCAGTGTGTCGAAGTCAGTAGGATGTCCTATCGGACAAGCCCAGCCAAGGAAGGTAGAGTTATTATATCTTTCCTCCACATGAGTAACAGGCAGCGGATTCTGTTGATTGATATAAATATCTTCTTTCTCGAACTGGTCAACGAGCATATGCCACTGTTCTACGCTTTGCAGTCTTTCTTCATGATCCTCTGCAACATCCAACAGATAATCGGTGGTAAACACACCTTCCTCAAAGCCCGTCAACTCAACATAGAGCTTTTTATGACTGCCCCTGGCATAGTCCTCTAATGACCGAAAACTGCCCGATGTCAAATACCAGCTCACCACCTCATCCTGTTCTCTGTATCCAAAACCCATAGAGCAGGGAGTGTTGGCATCAATTCCAACATAGATGGTTTCTCCCTCTTGTAGCCTAACATGCGGAACCAGACAGGTAATATACTCCTCCTGCCCAGGTTCAATACTCACATCTCGGTATTCCTGGAACTGAATGGCCGCATCTTTCATTTCTCCAACTGCCAGGGTAATCCTCAGTTTGGTTACTGCTGTGTCCCGCGCAGTAACGTAAAACCTTAGCCCCGTGACCAGAATATTCGCAGGCGCTTCAAACTGCGTTATCCATCCGCTGAAACTTGAATCAGTGTAAGCATAGAAAAGCTTACCCTCGTGAAGCATATATTCATGAAGTTTGAAAATGCCTGCATCATAGTTTTCAGCCATCTTCTGGAGGAACAAATCACCGGCTTCAACCTTCGCCCTTGGAAGAATATCCCGGATATGAGTTCCGAGGGAATCGTATGCATTCCCATCCGCGTCCACACGGGCATCCGCAATCTCCGTCTGTCCATCACCGGTCCCGGCCGCCAGCACTTCGTCCATTCGAGCATTCAGCTGCTGGGCAGTCGCGTCAAACGACGCCTTTTGCTGAGTCATGGCCGTTTGTGCCGCTGTTACCCTCTGGCTGAGGTCAGTGGTGGTCTCCTCTAAACTCTCATCCACATGCTGTTTTGTAGCAGCGTTATCCTGACGGATCGCGGCTTCCGTCTCGGAATTGCTGGTCAGAATAGCCTGCTCTGTCGCGTCGTTATCAGCCTTTATTGCGGCTTCGCTCTGGGTGATGTGCTGTTCCAGCAGATCCATCTGCATATTGAAATCGGAGCACAGCGCCCAATATTCCGTCTGAGAGATGTCCGTTCCGATAGGTACGGTCTTCCGGCTGATATAGCTGTTCCCGCTCGCCCTGTCGTACACGACGCTCTCCATCTCGTATTCTTTGGCATTGTCCCAATAGCCGCAGTGCTTGGGAACAATCCGCTTTCCTATATATCTTGCCATTTACGTCTCCTCCCTGTAATCCACGACCAGGTTGCCCTCATCGTCCATGCCAAAGACCAGCCCGAGTCGTTCATCCGTCTCAAAAACCAGATAACCGTCGTCGTTGATGCTGGTCTCCACAAGCTCTGTGTTGATGCGATCCACTACGTCCGAGTAGGAGCCAGTTCTTAACCCCAGCCCGTCGTCCGAGTTGATCCCGAAGTATCCGTCCTCTGTGGTAAAGCACTCGAACACTCCGTTCCGCACCGCCTCCGCCACAGAAGCGTAGGTCGCCGTCAGGATCTTCCGGTTCTTATTTGCCGCCCGTTCAACGTAGAGGGTGAAGCTGAAAGAACCAAGGATGTCTCCATCCGCATCCAACATCACCAGGTCAACCGGATACCGGCCGCTTACCTCCGTCATGAAGTCCGTGATTGTGATCACCAGCCGGTTCTCCACCAACGCAACCTTGTCGTTGTGTAGGGCTTCCGTGCTGTACTGGAAAAGCCTGCCGTCCGGTCTGGTGCCGGAATAAGCAAGGATGATATTGGCCGGGATGCTGTATTCGACGGCATTCGCATAGAGCGTGCATCGTACCTTCCGGCTCTTGTGGTCAAACTGCTTTACATGAACAACAGGAGGCACCATATGCTCCGTCAAGGAAAGCCCAATATCCTGATAAATGGATACCGCGCCGATCTGAATGATATCTGCCAATTAGCTGCCTCCTTCCTCCGGTTCAGTGCCGGGTTCTTCTTCGTTGCCGCCTTCGCTGCTGCCACCCTCACCAGGGTCTGTGGGTTCATCCACGCCACCTTCGTCGACTGTTCCAGGGTCTTCCGGATCAGTGGGATCGGTAGGATCATCTCCGCTTTCGCCAGGATCAGCAGGGTCTTCTCCGCCTTCACCTGGGTCAGAAGGATCTTCACCACCGCCATCTCCGGGGTCTTCCGGATCAGTCGGATCAGGAGGCGTGTTGTCCGGCTCATAACCGATGTTGACCCATTCGGTGCCGTTCCAAAGCTTCAGACGGTTTTCTATGGTATCGACCCAGAGGGCATCCACAGAGGGATTTAACGGGGCCAGCCCTGACTTGGTAATCGTATCCTGATAGATGATCGTCTGTCCGCTCCCGCCATGGAGTCCGTCAAAGTCGATAGCCGTTGTCCAAGTCACCCCACCGTCCGTACTGACGGCAATGCCATAGTCGCCAGTTCGGTACTGGCCGATTTTGATCTGCTTGACGCCATCCACCATGATGATGGCGTCGTTTTCCCAGTAGAAACTGTCAGTACCGAGGATCTTCACCAGGGCTGTGCGTAATGTGCCGGAGCCGAGGAAACTGGCATTCACGCCGACCGCTTCTACTGCTGTTTTTACCACATGATCTGTGGTATCCCAGCCAAGCCGCCAGGTCTGCCCACCGTCCGTGGAAATGAAAAAGCCCCTGATACCGCTCTTCCAGGCATAGGCGCTGTCTTCAATTCTCTCACTGGTGTGTGCGTACCGGATGGTCGATCCGTCTTCCTCCACTCCGGAGGAATAGTGAAGACCGAAAAGCCCGGATGCCAGGGCGTTAAAGTATTCCTGCTGGACAGTCAGGGTACGGATGTCCGTCACCTGCGTCTCTACACGGTTGACAGCTTCCGTGGCCAGCTGCGCCTCATCTCGG